AGCAGGTTACACAAGAATTTCTTACAATGGTGAAGAAATCGCAAAACATTATTTATCAGCAACAACGGATGGAACACGTGAAGCATTTGACATTCCTGAAGATGAAAGCGTGATTGCTTGGTTAGAAAAAGAATTTGCTGAAGAAATAAAACTAATCAATAACAACTAAAAAACAAACACAATGAACAAAGACGTATTTTCAGGCTTCATACAAGGCGTAGTAGCCATGTACAAACAAAACAGCTATTTAGACCCTCTTTTAGAATTAAGATGGGATAGCTACATAAGAGATAATAAATGTGTAATTACTTGCGAATACAACAAGTTTATTTGCGATAGACTGGTTGAAGTAGGGGATTATGACACTCCTCCACAATACGAAACAATTAGAGAAAGATTAACCATGTTCACCGAAGTTGAAATCTCTAACAACTTACAGAAAATGGCAAACGCAATAACAGAAGATATTTTAAACATTTTAACCTTTCACAATCCAAATGAAATTTAACTTAATGACTTGTCTCCAATTCTGGAGCGAGAAAACTGAGAACTCAGTCAGACAACAATTTAACTACGAACTTTATATTAAAATCTTAAAAGCTAAATTAAATGAAACACCAAGTAAATAATTACGAAATAACAGGCGAATACTATAAAGAGCAAAAGTACTGCTCATATAGTAACGGAGATATCGGTTATCCTTACATGCCAGCTGAATTTGAAATATATGAAGTATTAAGTAATGGAATTAACATTATTGATAACCTAACAAGCGAAGAATTAAATCAATTAGAAAAATTGGTTATAAAGCAAATTGAATCATAACGGTTCGAGTATTGCCGAATGGCGGATTAAAAAGCACAAATGTTTATTAAATCACTAAAGATAATTAAATGCAGAAAGTTGAAAATATAGATGTAAACCCACCTTTTGGCAATACCTTGTTATGTGCCGTAATATCTCGGTCTGAAATAACTCAAAAGTTGAATAAGGTAAAAGGTAGGTATTTTGTTTATTTGCTTTTAAAAGATGATGATGTTATTTATGTAGGAAGGTCTTTTAATCTATCATGTAGATTAGCTTGGCACAAATATAGAAAGGATTTTGAAGATGTTTATTTAGCTGAATATAAAACATACGATGAATGTTGTCAAGCCGAAAAGCAAATAACAAAATACTACTCTCCAGTTGAAAATAGGTTGTGGGTCAATTATGGCACATAACTTACTTATATGCGCTATAAAACTTCGCCTTATATGAAAAAAACAGATTATCAATTTATTTTGTTTGCTATTATGTTATTATTTGCTTTACTTTTGTGGGGTGATTGAGCAACTAATAAAAGACAAAAAATATAAAAAAATAACGAATAATGTTTGCCACAACTCACATTTAGCTGACGACTTGCATCAAGAAGCTATTTTAATAATAATCGAAAAGAAAATTAACTTTGCTGAAATAAGAAACTTAGAACACTTTTTTGCAGCGGTAGTTTGGAGAACCTGGCACTCTAATAAGTTTAAAAAAAAATATATAAATAAGAATATTGAGTTTTGGGAGTGGTTAGATTATGAAATTGAAGATGAAAGCATTGAAGAAATTGATTTTACTGTAGCCTACAATTTTATAGACAAAAACCCGAAAACAGAATTTGAATATTACGAAATTAATCTTTTCAAAATATACTTAGAACTTGGATCACTTCAAAAGGTAGCACGAAAAACAAAAATACCCTATCAGACAATATTTTATGATATTAAGCAAATTAAAGACAAACTAAAATTAGAACATGATAAAACTCGCAATCAAATGTAATCTTCAAAAGTTAAATGGACTTTCATTTCATCGGTTATTTGTACCATTCTCAAAAATAAGTGATTCAATAGAGTTTAAGTGTGATGTTTTTCCTGACTTAGATATTTTATCAGATAACCAGTTAAAAGAATATCATGCAGTAGTTTATCAACGTGAAATAGATACAAGCGGAAAATCACTTGAAAAAATAAAAAGATACCATTCACTTGGCATTAAAGTAATTTTTGATATTGATGATATTTGGTTGTTACCTCAAACCCATCAGTTATACAAAATTTACAGACAATATAACATTCCAGATCAGACAATCGAAATATTAAAGTATGTAGACTTAGTAATTACAACAACTAAGCATTTAGCAAATAAGATTAAAAAGTACACGAATAAAGTTGAGGTAATTCCAAACTGCTTAGATGCAATGGACGAACAATGGCAACCTAACAAAACAAAAAGTGAACATACACGTTTTGGCTATATAGCAGGAATATTTCATAAAGTTGATGTATCAATATTACAGATGCCTATTTTAAAAGCATATAGAAACAATTTAAACGCTCAATTTGTTTTAGGGGGGTATAATGACAATGAAGACTATAAGTATTATGAGAGAGTACTTTCTGCTAATAATTTCGATAGTAATAAATATTTAAGATTAAACAGCTTACACGTACATGAGTATGGCAAAGCATACAATTATACCGATGTTTCTTTAATTCCTTTACAACATAACTTATTCAGCGAATGCAAAAGCGAAATTAAACTACTTGAAGCTGGTATGCATGGAAACCCTGCAATAGTTTCCGATGTACTACCTTATAACACTTTTCCAAAAGAAACTGCAATCTTTTTAAGTAACCACGATGTTAATGGTTGGTTTAAGGTTATTCGAGAATTAACTCGCAATGAAGCAATGAAAAAAGAATATGCAGAAAGTTTAAGAATTTACATTAACAAAAATTATAACATAGAAAAATGGACTCAAATAAGAAAGCAAATATTAAAATCGGTATTGGAGTAACAACAACGCCAAATAGAAAAGAATACGTTGAAAGGTGGCTACAATACTTTGAAAAGTTTAAACCTACAAACTATCATTTACACATTCACGAAGATGTAAACTACAAAGGTGTTGCATACTCAAAAAATCAAAATCTTTATACTTTAAGGGATTGTGATTATATTTTCCTATTTGACGACGACTGCTATCCGATTAAAGATAACTGGACTGATTTTTTTATTAACTCAAAAGAAAATCATTTACTATTTTTAGATACTAAACATAAGGTACTGGCTCAAACAGGTAATGTAGAGCATTATTGTGATTGTGGCGGTGTATTTATGTTTATAACAAAAAAGGTATTAAATAAAGTCGGTTATCTTAATTCAGCTTATGGTCGCTATGGATTTGAACATGCTGGTTACTCGCATAGAATATACAAAGCTGATTTTACACGCTCACCTTACCAACACCTTAAAAATACAAAAGAATATCTGTATGCTATGGACTACAACGAGAAACACATGTCAAGTTTAACAGACGAAGAAAAAATAAAAGAAATAAAAAATAATAGTAAAATATTTGTCAATGAATTAAAAAGTGAAAACTATTTTTGTAATTTTGAGCAATGATACTTTTTAAGTTAGCAACACGTTCAAGACCTGAGAAAGCACGAAAAGCAATTGATAACATCATAATGAATTGTGCATCTCAAAACTATAAAATTTTGGTATCTATTGACAAAGATGATATTACTATGCAAGGATTCGACCACGAACACCCGAATGTATTTATGGTTGAGGGATACTCAAAAAATAAGATAGATGCTATTAATAGAGACATGGATTTGATTGAAGACTGGAAAATTTTAATCAATACTTCCGATGACATGGTATTTATTGAAAAGGGATTTGATAGAATAATTAAACAAGATTTTAAAAAAAACTACGACCAAGTATTACACTATTCCGATGGGAACCAACATTCCAATATTATGACAATGAGTATAATGGGGGTTGACTATTATAAGCGTTTTAATTATATTTACCATCCTGACTACAAGTCTTTGTGGTGTGATTGTGAAGCGACTGAGGTAGCATGGATGTTAGGTAAGTATGAGTACATGGGAGATTATAAAATTTTATTCAGGCATATGCATCCTGCTTGGGGATTAAGTGAGTACGATGAGCAATACCGAAAAACTGAAAGCCAGGAACTATGGGATAATGATTATCGAGTATTTAAAGAGCGAAGAGCGAATAATTATGGTTTACCTAAGCATTTATTAATCAATCCTTTTAAATATTACAATGTATAGTCAGAATAACGAGGAGCAAGTAATATTAAGCTATTTTGGTAATAAAATAGGTAATTTGTTAGATATTGGCGCAAATGATGGAATAACTTTATCTAATAGCAGAAAATTAATAGAGTTAGGTTGGGGTGCTGAATTAATTGAACCGGCTGAAATACCTTACAATAAACTTGTAGAATTATATAAAGACAATAAAAAAGTTAAATTACATAATATAGCAATTTCAGATTTTAAAGGTGAAATGACTTTTTATAATTCAGGCGAACATTTAGGTAATGGGGATAGTGATTTACTTTCTACTCTTTCAATAACTGATAAACAAAAATGGGAAAGTAAAACCGAATACAAAGAAACAAAAGTTAAGTCATTAAAATGGATTGATTTTAACTATTGGCAAATTTATGACTTTATAAATATAGATGCTGAGGGTTATGATTTATCAATACTCAAACAAATGGATTTAATTGAGTTAGGTTGCAGTTGTTTATGTATTGAACACAACGGACATCAATATAATGATATAATTAGGGAGTTAAAAAAATACAACATGAAAACACTTTTAGTAAATAACGAAAATTTAATAGTAGGAATATAATGGGAATAACAGATTTTAGTTTACTTATTTTAAATAAGTATGTAAAGGCAAATGATAAAGTTTTAGAACTTGGAGCGCAAAATTTATATGCGTCTGAGTTTGAAGGTTCACCTTATGCAGATTTATATTATAAAAGAAAACAATGCAAATATACTTGCATAGACTTAAATGAAGAGAATAATGCTTTAAATTTAGATTTATCAACTAAACTTAGTTTAGATAAATATAATGTAGTAACTGACTTTGGTACATCAGAACACGTTGGAATAAATGGAAAACATGATCCTAAAGCATTTTATAATTGTTGGTTAAACAAACATAATGCTTGTGAAATTGGTGGACTTATAATAAGTGAAAATCCAAAAACTTCTAACTGGCCTGAACATGGTTTTAATTATGTTACTGAAAACTTTTATAGGCAATTAGCTTATTCAAATGGTTATGAGATACTTGAAATAGGTGAACACCCGGCAATGAATAACACAGAAAACGGATGGAATATTTATTGTGTACTTCGCAAAACTCAAGATAAATTTATGACTTTAACTAATTTTAAAAAGTTAGAATTTTATACTGCATGATACTTTC